GAAGGTCAGTCATAGCACCACCGTACTCATCAGAAGCAGCAGTAGTGTTACCACCAACAGCATTGTAGGCGAAACCGCGAATATCAGCCATTCTCTCAGGGCTGAGATACAAGTCGGTAAGACCTTTAGCGTAAGGATTGGCAGGAGTACCACCAGCATACGACTCATTGATACGTCTCATACGAGTCATGATTTCGTTCAAACGAGCCAATTGGAAAGTACCAGAGCTATCTGGACCCTTCACAACATGCTTGATTGGGCTAGTGCCATCAGCTTGCTTAGTGGAACCTTCAGCAAGAGCCTTCAGAATAACGGACCAAGCGTTGCGCTCTTGCTTAACAAGAACTTCGTTGGCCATTCTCTCGATGGCTTTGCTAACAACATCCAAACGAGCTCTACGAGCATAACGTTTGTTGAAAGAAACCGCACTATCCAAACGGTAAGTGCTGATTTTCATTTCTTCCAGACCTTCTACGTGAGAAGAGGGAAGACCACCAGCAGCACTTTGACTCCACACAGTCACGAAGTTTGCGCCTTCGTTGTAGTATAAGTCGAGCGGATAGCTGGGATTGTCGTCCTCATCAAATGGGGCATCAGTATAGATACCGCTAGCAGTACCAGCCTGATAAATCACCTGTTGAACCACTGGTCCAATGAAGGCTGCAAAGGCTTCGGCTGCTTCACGAGCTACAATCTGGTTTTTTGAACCCATTGCACGAATGAGCTCAACCTGTTCTGGGGTATTTTTTAATGTTAATTTCATTATAATGTCCTCCTTATTTAACTATGATCGTAGCTCTAGTGAGCTCCGCACTCTAATCTAATAAGAACACATCCGTCACTGTCCTTCACGCCCAGTGCGACGCCAACTTGAGCGTTTGCACCAACGCCAGTTGTAATTAATCCGTTAGCTCCACAATAGAGCTTTTGGCCAGCAGTAGGAGCCTCGGAGGCAAGAGTAGTACCACTGTAAAGGAAAACACCCTTACTAACGATAGGCACTGCTTGGCCACTGAGAACAACACCCATTTCGGCAGCTTTGCGAGGATTGAACTTCAGCTTTTCGCCGTTTTCATCTTCTTCCTTCACGTCCATAAGCGTCATGCCAATCGGCACATCGCCAGCACCAGCCTTGGTGACTTTAGCTGCGACGCCATATCGCTCCGAAACAGTGTTTCCGTATGCTTTACCAACACTACCGAGCATTTCCAACTCATTGGTAGTGACCCAACCGTCGCCTTGAATCTTCATAAGATGACCCCGGTTCAGATCGGATGTTCCCGAGACGGCGTAAAGATTAATTACGTCCTTCTCATCGTAATCTCTAAATGGTCTTAAAGTACTAGCCATTTTTAATTTTCTCCTTAAATGTTGTTAAGTGTTTAAACTTGAATGTCGAACTCTTCGACATTAAAAGCCTGTTTGTACTTTTCGTACACAGTCTGCTCAGATGCTTCCACTGAAGCAGGAATTTCCTGCGAATCTGTCTCAGCCTGAGAAATAGCGTCTTCAACAACCTCTTCTGCTTCTTCGTCGGAATCAGCTTCGGAAGCGGTTAATTCAACTTGCTCCTGCTTAGCAACCTCTTCAGCTTGCTTAGCAATAACCTCTTTGTTCTTAGCACTTAAGAGAACTTCAAGTTTCTTAGCGTAAGCTTCAAAATCTTCATCGCTCATGTCTTTAACGTCAGCAGCGATAACTTCACGATCACCATCGGTGAGCGAATAAGTGTCGTCTAACATAGACATACGGCGAGAAAAATTCTCTTCAGCCAACTTCTGAGCAGCTTCCGAACGGAGCTTTTCTAACTCTTCGTTGAGAGAATCAACTTGTTGTTTTAATTCTGTATGTTCACCTTGGAGAGCGTCATGCTTCTCCTTGGCAGCTTGAAGCTGAGTTTCAACCTCTCTTTTCTCTTCGGCAAACTTTTCAGACGATTTCTTGAGCTCTTCCTCAATAAAATCAGTCACCTGAGAGGCCGAAAGTTGTTGGAGGTTATCGTCATTTAAATCATTAAGTGATTTGATTTCTTTCATAACAATAATACCTTTATCTTTTGCTACAGTTTTTTCCTGTAATTGTGAACATTTATTTTCGTTTTCTAATGGTTTTGTTTCAGAATCGGTAGTTTTGTCTACTTTTTCTAAAATTTCAGCAGAAGACTCTTCTTGAGAAGGTTCTTCTTCGGAAAGTGTTTTGTTGCTTATTAAGCCTTTTACTTCAGCAGCAGGAGTAACGGTGAGACCTACTCCAAGCGCAACTACATCGTTTACAACCTTTCTATATACAGAACGGCCATCCTGTAGCTGCCCGGAGCCTCCAAAACCTTTCAAGTATTCTTTTAGTGAATCTACGTCTTTTTCAGCGGAAACAATTTGAGCTTCAGCTATATCGTTGCCCTCTTTCACTATAGCTACTTCGTAATCAGAAAAACCTAGCTCCCAGCTAGCAGAAATCTTCATGTATAAGTCGCTTTCGGGGTCGCTTGACTCCTCTATCTTTGCAGCTAGCTCAGTATTAACGACTTTCCAAACTAAACCACCTAAAGTAATGTTGAATGGCTCTTTTTTGTCTACCACTTGCTCTTCTGCGATGGGCTGATCTGTGCCGAACTCGCTAAAACCAGCAGTAAGAATTACGCCAATCAGCTTCTCTCTGTTATGTTCAATATTTATAGGTTTATTTATAAAGGTTTTATAAATGTCTATAGCGGTATTTGCGTCAATTACGTCACCATTTTTATTGGCTCTATTCACGACGCAAGCGTTAAAAGCGATAGGGAGTACATCGACATTTTTATCGGTATCTATATTAGGTAAAAATTCCCCAAGGTTCTCTAAGCTTGCTAAAGCAAGAAATTTATCCTTATACTCAGGAACTAAAGGTTTTACTACAGAACTAAAAGAAGTGTGATATTTCATCTTATTTCCCAATTAAATTCAAGAGGTTTATTTTGTGTATAAATAAAGAGATCATCTATACTTTCAAACGATTTGTTTAAATCGTAATCTTCTAAGTCTTTTCTTGCTGCGGAAAGGTTTTCCTCGGTGGTCACCTCGTCTTCTGGCAGATCACAAAAGTCTTTATCAATTTTCGCAAAAGCTTTTTCATGATCACCGCACTCTTGTTCTTCGAACTCAAGACCTTCCATATTTAAAAATCTATTCTTTAAATCAACACAGTTTAAAAAACTTAAATAAGAATTGATGAAAGCTAAACCCTTTATGTTTTTACCTAAAGGAGTATCGGTGGAAGCTGCTTGTAGGTATATTTCTTTGAGTTTGGATACAGTGACTTTCCTTATTCCCGCTTCGTTATGAAGTCGAGCTTTAGTCTCGAAAGCGGTAAGTAGCCTATTAGAAAACTCTATGCATTCCTCCGTGGAGGATATAATAGGCAAATCACTAGATGTCTCTTTTTTCATCAGTGTAATAGATACACCAAAAGTAGGAAAAAATGAAATATTTAAATGAAAAAAAATAAAAACCCCCACTTTAGTGGGGGGTGCAAAGGACACATAATGTATGTGTTGTAACCTAAAGGTTCACTTCTTCTTGCTATCCGCTGCTTTCACAGAAGGAAAAGGCACATCAATTGATACCAAGGGGGCAGTTACGCCTACGCCAGTCTTATCTAACTTAGCGTCCAGCACAGCGTCTTTATTAGCTGCACCGCCGACTGTCACAGACGGAAGCTGCATTGTGGACGAGCAGCCCACAAGAGCGATAGTTGTAATAACTAATAGTAGTTGTTTCATAATCTTATGATTTGCGCGTAAAGGCGCGTGATTTAAATACTATTCAATATGTGAAACTAAGTAAAGATTTTTTTTTCTGGATTAAGGTTGACTAATTCCAAGAAAAGAATTACCTTGGATATATGAGAACAATCCTGATTGCTTTACCGATAATCATCTTGAGTTCTTCAATGCTAAATGCAGAACTTGCCACAGGAAACATTATACCAGTAGTTAGGTTTAAAGACGGAACAGTTTTAAGAAACGCTAAAATTCATATGGGAATAAATGGCGAATGGAGACCACGCGCCGATGGGATTACCTTAGAAGTCGGAGGAAGAATATATTTTCACCACTACCCTTACAGGGAGATTAAAAGAACTATAGCTATTCCCGGCCCCGATAATGGAAGATATGAAACTAATTACGTGACCAGAGTTTATAGAGTGCCTACTCCCCGTCCTCCAATGGAACAAACTTGGAATCCGAACGGTCTCCCTGAATGCGTACCCTCTAGAATTAGGTTTATCCACTTCGACGCAAATACATTAAACACAATGTATAAAATGATAGATGCAACCGTTAAGCATCATGAAAAAGACCCCTCAAGTGCTCTCCCTTATCATTATAAAGCTGTACGCGAAAGCATAAAAGAGAACGCTTGGTATAAATTACAGCCTTACGACTTAAACTCTCCAAGGCTTAGTCAGGCTTGGCAGAATAACGTTGAAACGGAAATGAGGCTTCACCTTAGAAAAATATACTACGGTAAGTGGCTTAGATAATTAATCTCCGTCGTCGCCTATAGCCTCTACTGGACAGTTTTCCATCGCATCAGCACAAGCATCTGCCTCGCCTTGCTCTTTAGGTTGCTTATAAACATAAGAGTATCCATCATCATGATTGGTGAAATTGTCTGGAGCCAATTCACGACATAAATTGCAATCAATGCATTCGGTGTCGACGTAGTATTTTCCCTTTACATTATCTTCGTATTTATCTTCTTTAGTTGCCATTTGTTTGATTCCTCATTATTAGTAACATATCATTCATTTCTGTCACCTCTTCTAAATGAAGCATTAATAAATCTTTATCAGTTTCTAATTCCTTGATTTTTTCTTGCGAGGACAACACACCTATGAACAATCCGAAACTAATGGAAAGTAGAATTGTTATAATGGTTTTCTCTTCTGGACTTGGTTTAATCATTATGTATTAGCTTTAAAAGCGTAGATTTCTAGCACTATAGTTTTATCTTTTCCAAAGTATGTTTCTATATTTTTGTCTACAGGGTGACACATCCAATGATAGTCCAATGACCAACTCTTCTTAATAAGTACTAAGGCTACGTCGTCAGGCTGTAGCTCTGACAGTTTTTTAAGCACCCTAAATTCAATCCCTTCTTTTCTTAAAATCTTTTTAATTTCGCCGGGAAAAGTAATGCCTCTAGCTCTTTCGTCAAACACAGACAAACAATGCCTAAGAAAAAAATCATCTCTTTGAAGGTAATAACTGTAATTCGCTTTTGAAGCTAACGAATCATGCTGAGAATAACGGATAGCTTTTTCTAACGCTTTGGGACCACAACTATAAATATGAAAAGGGTCTAACGATTTAACTCTCTTATCGCAGTAAAGCGTACTATTCGAAATAGACTGAAGCACCCCACACCCAGTGAAGAAAAACATTAAAAAAAATGTAAAAAAAAGCTTCAACAATTAGTATACACTAAAAGCTGAAGCTATTATAAAAAAACAAGAACTTGGCTAGTCGTCCGTAGGAAGTCCTCCTGCATACCAGCCTTCTGGTAGTTTTACTTTATTCTTAGAAAGAACCCACTCGCCATTTTTCTGGACATACACTCTTCCCTCTACATCTGGTCCAATTCTTACTAAATTAGCTTGTGTGTCCACAAACACTACTTTAGTAGAACCGCAACCTGATAGAAGAATTAAGCTGCTAGCTAATATCGCCTTTGGGGCCAATAGGATAGTTTTCACTTTGTTTTTTCATCCTTTGTTCTTGTTGTTGAATCCGCTTACGCCATTTATCTTTTAGGTCTTTCGGCGTTGCGTCGGCATCACTAGCTTTCGTGTCCTTCTTCGCTTCAGAAGAAAGCCACTCTAAAAGAGCTTTAAATAATGCCGTTAGCCAAGCCATATAGCCTTTAAGCTTTCTTCTTAGCTAAGCCTCTGGAAATGGTGTATCCAAAAGCAGCAGCAGCAGAACAGATAAATCCAAAAACCTTATCGGCATTGGAAGCACCCTCTGGGTCCACGATCCCAGCACCCCATGCGAGAGATGCTAAAGTAACGCAAACTGTGATCCAGAACTCGGTACTTTTGTATCCGGGTTTGACTTCATTTTTGTTATTAGTAGTTGGCATATTTTTATTTTATGTATCTATGTTTTGCAGAGCAAGCTTTTTTACGCTTCACTCTTGTTTTTCTTTGGAGCCGTAGCATCCAAAAGTTGCTGCAAAGTTCTTCTTAGTTCTATATTTTGCTTAACTGTTTCTTGTATGATTATTTTTTTCTCTATTAAAGAGGAGTTAAGCTTTTGAATTTCAGTTTCCTGACTTATGTCTTTGGCTATGCTCCAGCCGACAAAGCCAATGAAAATTACCATAAAAAAAATATCTAGGAAAAAGCCTTTTTTGTGTCTATTAGACTCTACTTCCAGCAGCTTCCTGTATATTTCTTTATCATCCATTTCTTAACTGATCTCTCCTCTGGGTAGGAATAGTAACTCCTCCAATCGCAGTAAATATAGTTAAATTAGGTTTATCTCCGCTGTATATGCCACGGTGAACTAAGCTATTTGGTCTAAGCATTCTAGAAAGCTGAGAGAAGGCATCGTCTAGAGCAGACTGGCGAATATTATCTAACTGCTCATTACCGCCAATTACTATGGCTCCAGCGCAGGTCCCAGTACTAATATCAATTCCTCCAGTAAGTAAATTGCCTTTTAAGTTTTCTCTGATAGCTCTCGAAACTGCTACTGGATCATCCCAGTCTTTAACCGGAGAAGCTCCATAAACTAAGATGCCAGAGTCTAACACTTGCTTATAATCATTTGCGTCAAAAGTAGAGTAAGTACTATCCTTGGCGCAGGTAAGATTAAATAAGTGAAAAAGACTCGCCATACTTCGGTTAGCGGTGTCCCAAAATTTAGATATTGCTAGATTAGGATAAAGTTGGCCTACCCTTTCGTTATCAACAATTATGAGAGGGGAAATCTGTCCATCTGCGACCTTATTCCATACTTGTTCTAATACCTCTCCAGCTACCCGCATAACTCCAGAGCCTTCTGAGTCCTTAGGTAAAGTGAGAATCATTCCAACTTTTCGCTCTTTTAATTTTAACGTCTTATAAACTTCTTTAACAGTATCAACTATAGGAACCGCTAAACCAGAGCCTGTTCCTCCTCCAGCACCAGCGCAAATAAACGTTTTATCGTATTTATCTCCAAAAGAACGTCGGATAAAGTCTAGAACGTCATCTTCTTTCTCTTTAAATTTTTGCTTAGCCTTATCTGGGTTTTTACCCGCTCCGCCTTCGGAAATCAAAAGCTTGTTGGGCATGTCGATAGTATTGAGGTCCTGCTCGGCTGTGTTTATAGCAGCACACCTGCGGTATCCCATTTTATAGAAAGTTTCAGCCAAGCGCGATCCACCTTGACCTACGCCCAAAAAGTTAAACTTAAAACCTCCTTCAACTTCGTCGTCAATTACTACAGCATTGGAAGTTTGATCTCCAGCCTCTGGGACAAGAAGGTCGTCCATTTGAATGTCAAAAGATGGCTCTTCGTACATGGATTGTATGTTCTGATCTTGATCGCTATTTTCGTTCATTTTAGTCTGTTTCTTTTATACTTCCCAGTAGAAGACTAGCTAGGTAAGTGTCTAAATTATTTTCGTAGGCAATATCTTGAACCTTTTTAACTCTGTCAAGGTTATGATCCATTGGCTCTTCGCAGTATTTACTAACGCAATTAAGCCATTCAGATGGAGACTCATTTACAATAATTAAATCGCAAATAGCTTCAGCTACCTGCTTCTGCTTTTTAGTAATTCTTTTTACTTTATGCATCTTTTTGAGATGCGATAGAACTTCGGAGTTTAGCTTCTGAGATAAAATCATATTATCTTTAAGATGAGCTAAGCTGTATTTCAAAGGACTCTCGCTAGCCTTAGTGAACTTGGACTGCTCTCCTTGACCAATAGGAGAAACGTTTTTTGTTTCTTGGGGAGCCTTGGTTCCAGCAGGTCTACCCTCGTCATTCGAAGCAGGAGGACCCCCAAGTGGGTCTTTACTCATAATAGGTTCGTAGAGACCTTCTTGCTTTTCTCTCAAAAATTCTTTCTGAGACTCCCTTGAATTTTTAATCTCTGGCAAACGCTTGCTGTCTATAGCTTCTAAAACTTCTTCTGGAGTAAGAACGCCTAATTCATACAGTCTAGTAAAGATTCTATCTTTAACGTTGTCGTCAGTTAGAGACATTTCAGCTAGCAACGGCTCTGGAGTAGACCTGAATCCAAGCTTTTTACTTACTCTTTTCATCTCTGGAATGAGAAAGCTCTGTAAAAAAGTCTGCCTTGCAGACTCTAATCTAGCAATGAATACCTCAGTCTTTGCATTTTGGTTGGCAAATTTTTCCCCGCCAACTAAGATGTTGTTGAGGCCCATATTGATATCTCTATCAAATATTTCGTATTTAGTTGGCGACATTAGCTCCGCAACGCCGGGAACAACGAATTGAGCTTTGGTTGTGTAATCTGCAATAAGAACCCTGCCAACTGATTCGTTCTCAAAAAGCTTTTGCATAGCCACAAGATTCTTCTGGTTAATTCCACCTTTCTCTGGATCAGTACCCATAGTAACTAAAAGAATTGCTTGTTGCATACATCTTCCCATCGCCATGTCCATTTTTTTAAGTTCTGATTTAAAATTTAAATCTCCCAAAACCGGAAATCCCATTGGGACTGCAAATGGTTCGTAGTCTTGCTTTTTGTAAAAAATAGAAATAAGCCTACTAGGATCAAGTGGCATAGAGATATTTCTTTTGCGACCTGAATCTATTTCTTTTATAACTTCTGGAGACAAAGAATTTCTTAAAGTCTCGTCCTCTTCCGTCAGGGGGCTTCTAATTCTTTGGATTTCGTAAGCACTAAGCATCTTAACGTAGTTACCTCTATAAAAAGAAGCTGTGCCAGTGAGCCGAATATCAGCGGGATTCAGCATTACATATCTTATCGGCAACCTAGTTTCATCCGCTAGTAAGTTTTCCGCGCCAAACACTTCAGCGATCCTTTTGGAATCTCTGTCGTCTAGCTTACCTTCGAATCTATACATGAAGACATTGCCTGACCTAAAAAACTCCCTGTAGAATTTATCCTGAAGACTATGCAGGTCTATTTTTTTGAAAAACTGCTCGAAAAAACTTCTAGATTTACGGTTTCCACCATTAAAGTATAAATCTCCTATAGCAAACTCAGTCATCAGATCGATAACGTTTCTAAACTGAGCAAAGTTATAATAAGCTTTTTGACACAAAATTACCGCGTCTCTAATTTCTATAGAAGAAGATGCTGAGCCAGTAGCAGATGGGGAGGAGTATATAAAAGGCACTAAACCGTCATCAATGTTCCTGTACTTATCAGTTCTATCGATAACACTGCTTAAGTTTCTCCTTGATCTAGTAGAGGAATAACCCGCTGTTCCCAAAGCCTCATAAGACATTAAAGGCGACGTACCTGATTCTTCCTGCTTTTTACTAGCTGTAGAAGTCGTTTTGGGCTGCTTTTTCGCTGAAGCCCGCTTTGGGGATTTTCTTTTTTCACTCATCTCTGGAAATTATTTTTTATACATACACCTTCAATCAAACATTACAGGCAAAAAAGTCTCAGGTTGCTCATTTTTCTCCGATTTCATGTCAAAATAGCACTTGGTAGCCCAGTTTGCGAGCATTAAAGTCGTATAATTGTCCTTTCTAGCCCTATTTGCAGAAGTGCTCCTTTTTAGATGTTGGGGTAAATCAAAGGTTTGAGTGCCTCTCGCGGTGCTTTTTACCTCAACTAAGGCGCACTGTTTTTTTGTAGAGTAAACGAGTATATCCTGAGTTTCAATCAAGTCCCCGGTGGAGTCTGCCCCAGCAGATTTAGCGTCTATAGCATAGGCACTTTGTTTAGAGAATTCAGAGCCGTGAGCGGTACACCTAGAAGCGAACCATAACCTTTTATGATCTATGCAAGCTTGTAAGTGCTCATTAGCTTTTCTCAACCAATTCGAAGTGAAGTTTTGTTTAAAGCAGATTGCCCCCTCTTCTTTATTATAAGCTCTTTTAGCTCTAGCAAGCTCCTGTACGTACTTCTCGCCTTCTGCGTCTGAGTCAAAATCTATAAATTTTAATTTCATATTATCTTCTATGAATTTAGTGGACTCGTTGCAGCTATCTATAAATTGGTAGCCAGCATTGTCAATGCATATCATTTCAATATTAAAGTTAGACAATATATAATGAAGGTAGTCGATGTGATTTTTTAAATCTCCCCCAGCAACCGCATAGCTATGAACTAAGGTTCCCTGCCCTGTTTCTTCGTCTAACTCTAGCAAGGACATGGCAAAATAATCAGAGCTAGGGGAATTAGAGAAAGAAGGGTCAATTCCTAGTATGTACTTCGATCCCCTGTTTCCTTTAATCTGAGTGGTGGGTTGCTCTCCATCAGGAATCGTACACAAATGCATTTTTTTTGCACTGAAATAAGAATCCGATCCGTCTGTAAATTGAGCACAATACTCTCTTTGAAATGATGAATGCGACGAGCCTCCGTTCTGAGCTTCTTCAATCACCGTCCTATCTATCATTTCTGAAGGAAGAGCTTCGTATCCCATTTGAGATATAAAATAAGTGGCGTCTGTTTTCTCGTCGGAGTAAATATTGTTAAGCCACTCTTTGTAAGTTTTATATAAATTTTCAAATGTATAGCTGGCAGAAGACAGGGCTATCATTTTTGAATTATTTTCGAAAACCATTCTTTGGTCCTCTGTCATTCTACCCTTCTTAATTAACTCGTCTTCCATTTCACGAATCTCAATTCTCTCCTTCATGTTTTGTGGGGCTACGAGAAAAGGCATAAGTACGGTATTGATGAGCTCTTCAGGCAGAAGCAAAAACTCATCTAGTAAAAGTATGTTGGCTCTAAAACCACGTATTTTCTCGCCTGACAATGGGATAGCGGTTATTGATCCACCGTTTATAGTCCACTCGTACTGATCGTTTCTTTTAGAAGGCTTTGCGCTAAAGGCTTGCTGTAGTAACTCTGCTCCCTTTGAGTTTACTATCTTCTCGAGGTTGTTGAATATAAATCTGGCGGTACGAAACGTAGGTCCAGCAATTAGAATTTTAGTCTCAGGATTAAAAATGCAATGCAAAAAACAAAAAACTGAAGCTATAAAAGTTTTCCCACAACCACGACCCCAAACACACATAGAGAAATTCCTATTCATCATCCCTCTAAGCGTTACCTCTTGATAAGGAGCCAGCTTTATGCCTGATATTAATTCAGTAGTAAAAGCTAAATTAGTGTTTAAAAACTTCGCCAAGCTTATTTTAGCTTCTTTATCGTCGAGCTCGCCCTTTAAAGATAAAAGCTCAGCGTTTATATCATGGGGCTCTATTTTATATTTTTCCGGGCAGTACCACATAATGAATTAGAGGGTCTTTTTGTCGTAAGCTAATTGTAAGTCAATTTTTTTATGCATACATTCCGAAAAGAAAATTTTCTCTATAACCCTTACGGCCTCTTTCCTTCCGTCTACAAAAAGAAACTGTACGTGGTCATACTTCTGTATCAACCCTCTCACCTTATGAAAAATGTATTCAGGAGTAGCTTTTATTTTTTTGGATATATGAGGTAAGAAGGGGAAGGATAAAGCGTTAGAAAGGCTTTCTTCTACTAATACAATTAGCTGAGCGTCATCCTCTTTAGCTCTTTCAATCTCCCTGCAAAACCTGTCGTAATTCATAACGCTTATCGTAGATATAAAGTCTGCAAGAGTTTTTCTTTCCACGTAACAATTACAAGTTAAACTTTTATCGTTAAGGGCGTAATCTCCAAATTTAAGAGCTCTACTCTCAGAAGGAATGTTGAACTTTAAAGGTAGCTGCTCCCGAGTATCTACGTATACCTTTAAGTCTTTTCGGTTCTTGTAAGTTTTAGCTACTATAGTCTGCTTCGGCTGAATGTAACGTTTTTCTAACCCTAGAGAGGAACATAACTCATAATAGTCCTTAAAGAATTTCTCGTAAAAAATTATAGACGGAGCCATTAAGGTTCTTAATTCTACTTGGCAAGGAGCAACAGTAATGTTTTTTTCTTCAATTCGTTTTTTTATGAGACCTGTTAAATACTTCCTAGACTCTTCTGGCTTTTGGGACTCAAGCCACTTTCTTTGATTTGTCCTAGTGTTAAACTCTCTATTAAAGTAGTCTTCTTTTGTTTTAAACTTAATGATTTTTCCGTCGTAAAGATCGTATCTTGGAAAATGTTTCTGGTAATACGAAACAACTCTAAGTCCATGCACCTTAAAATGAGAGTGAAGACTTCTCTCTGACGAGAAACTTTTACCGCATTCCTTACATACAAAAGACTCGCTCATGACTTAAACTATTTCATTCTCATCAACGCCTAAGATTCTGCATTTTATTTCATCCATACTTCCCAGCTTTTGAATCTCTTCTTTCATGGACTCTTGCCTTAGTTGAGCTAATCCGATCATTTTATGGCGAGACTCTTCGGATTTCCACATCTCTACTAAGTTAAGAATACTTGCGTTGTCTTTTAGTTGATTTTTTAGTCTATCACTCCTCTTCTCCTTTAGGTCCCCTAGTAATTTTTGCTGTCTGTTTACTGATTGATTGTACTCATTTTGAGAAGTGTTAATAGCCTCTACTAAAGACATAGATATTCTCCTGCCTTCTGTGTCATCCGCTGAATCATCCAAGAGGCGATTTAGATGCTCAACCCGTCTTTGAATATTGGAGGCTATCACGACCTCCGTGGATAATACTATATATTGATCCACCTCTTCTTGAGTCAAGTCGCCTTTATCGTGGGTGTACCTAACAAAGCTACTCTCAAATAACTCCCTAGCCATTTCGTTTGAGTAAGTATTAATTTGGTGTACGAACCGATAAGTTGCTAAATAATTCGTAAGAGCATCTATTTCTTTTTTTGCTTTAGCTGTAATCTTGTTCATATCTTCTGGCAAGGAAGACGGGGCGTATTTTTTAATTTTAGCTAGTGTCTTAGAGAAGGTTTTTGGGGGCTCATAATCGTGCAATCTTTGAGGAAGCGTATCTTCAAAAGGAACTATTTGGTCACCTAAGGAATCAATATATTCTTTTACGGCTCTAGATTCTTGACTTAAATTATTTAAATCTGGGTTGTCGAATATGATCCTCGCTATTTCCACGAAAGACATCATAGAGCCGTTGTTGCGACAGAAAGATTGATGCTCTTCTGTTAATTCTATTTTGTCTTTAGGCTTGTATTCGTTTGAGGGTCTAGCTTTTAGCCCATGCTTCGCTAGGAATTCTTTTATCATTCTCCCTTCTTTGCATCTACCATCTACCTTCTCTAATTTTGGGAAAATAATTTTTGTTAAATCATATAGCGACGGAGGATTCTCAGGATTACGATTCCACTCTTCAAGGACAAGGTTCTCTTGCTCACTACTTAATTCCTTACTCATGATTTAAAAGATGTCTATTTTTCCATCATCAAAAGCTTTCTTAGCTTTCTTGACGATAGATTTTTTAATGTTTCTTATATGCTTGTAGCCCGGAAATCTACCTTCTTCAGAAGAAACATATTTCATTATCTCGCCTACTTCAACTTCACTTTTATTTTCTATGTATAGCAGTTTGTATATCTTCCATTCATTGGGCTTAAGTATAGTCTGCATAACTTCGTGAAGCTTTGAAATGTTTGATTCCATTTTCATACTTTCTTGCAACTCACTACTGTTAAGTTCGTGAGCATGGAATTCTAGGGAGGTCGCTATTTTTAGATAGAAAGCACTTTTCTTAGTACCTTCCCATTTAGCGTATATAGGGCAAGCCGATGATTGTTTTTCGTAAATAACGCACAAGTCCTCTCCCTCTGCTGCGTCGCACCTATAACATGGTTTAGATAAATTGGCGTAGTTATTTCTTATTAAGTTTTTTATCTGATTAGAAATCAGAGTATTTAACCAAGGTCCTATAGGTTTTTCCTGATTGTACAAATGCCACTTTTTATGGATGTGTATCCTTATTATTTGAGCTACATCATCATAATCAATCCACGATAAAGATTTGAGGTTCCATTTATTTTTTCTTTTAAGAATCTCTTCGTCAATTATCTCCACGAAATCCTCGTAAGGCTTTTGTGGGGCTGACTTTTTTTTTCTCGGCATTTAAGAGGTTACCTTCTTATAGAGCCAGCCTCTT